TAAATGTTGGTCCTTTTGCAAGAGGTGCGCCAGCAACTTGGTCGTTGATTTGCTTGTTCATGCCATAAGCATAACCTTGAGCAACACGGCCAGATTGTCCTGCTCCGCCCGTACCAGAAACATTAGCAGGATTATTCTGTGGTGCCGTTGGACGCATTCCGCCACGATTTTCTGGTGCTGTTGTCATTGCGCCTCCTACTTAATATGTTTAAATTGCTCTTTTGATATATAAGGTCCTGCTGTAAATGCTGTTAGTTTAGATGCAATTTCCATTGCTTCATGTGCATCAGCGCCTGCGTGTAATGCACCAAGTGCATAAGCCGCTCCGCTTCCAACAGCGTAAATTCCGCTTGCATTTTTGCTTACTGATAAGTCGTGGTCGATGTCAAAGACTTCGCCACACACAGAAATTAAAAATTGAAATCTTGATTCTGTTTTAGTTTCATCAAAGTTGTAACCATTATCACTTAAACATTTACGAAGCGAAGGCATAGCCTTCACAATCATAAAGTGATACAAATCTTTTTTATCTTTACTTGTAACTGTTGGTGGTTCCCAGATATGTTGTGCAATATCGCATGGTAGTACTTCTCCAGAACCACCTATAATAAATGAACCACGGTCTTCAAGTTTTTTAACGTTAGGATGGTTATAGATAAAACCATTATCATCAGTTGTTTGACTATCGGCTACCAGCACGCAGCCAGTATCATGCTCAATACCAATAATTGTTGTCATGTCCCCACCTTAAATTATATTCGTCGCGACGAACGGACGCTTGCTGTTGGTTTTCCTGAGCCAGTAATGCCAGATAACAAACTCATAATATCAGGTGGTGCTTGTTCAATTTCTGGAAGTGTAGCGCCTCCTGTTGGAACGCCAGCAGGAGCAGGGGACATTTGCTCAACTGCTTGTGGTGCCCCAACAGGAGGAACTGCTTGCTGCTGAACGGCAAAGGTTGCTTCAATTGCATCCTCTAGTGCCTGTCCCTTTTGGCGTGCCTTTATAACAGCAGCAATCTTACGTACAACTTCTGAAGCATCCTGGCCTTGAGTAGCCATCTGTGGAATTGCTTGTGTATATGCCGTAAGTGAACCAAGTAGCGCTCCGCGCATGTCTTCAATTTCAATCTTTTCTAATTCCTGTGTTACGTTAACTGTAAATGGTAGTTCTCTCATAGCCATATCTCGGCTGATGAGTTTTCCTCCAAGTGCTTGAAGCATAAAGATAAGACCTTGCGCTGGGTTAAGACCAGCAAGCATGCCGTAACGAACATCAGCAGAATAGTCATTCTTGATATCTTTGTTTGGCTTGTATGTAATCTCATAAGGTGAGCCCGAATCTACTCCACGAATTGTTTTTTCTTGTGGGTAAATTACTTCATCTACATTAAAGCAAAGACTAATAATGTCCCGAAGTGTTGCAGCAAAGATTGCTTGTGCTGACTTAACCTGTGTATCAAAGGCTCCCATAAGAGCCTGTACGCCTTGACCAGTAACAACTGATGCGCTGATATTTCCTGTACGTGATTCAGGGTAACGTGTACCAACACGCAGTTCTTGATTAAGGATTGTTTGTTCAGTAAATGCACCCTGTGGTAGAGTAAGTTCTACGCGGCGGACGCCTGCTGGGTTGGCTGTACGGATAACCGCATCTCCACCAAGTTGTAGTTCCTGCACATCTTGTGGAAGTACGATAGGTGCTTGTACAGATTTTTCTGCTGCTTCCATTGCAAGTAATGCAAATCGGTTACGCAGTAACTGAATACCAAGCACGTCGTCAAACTGTCCACGCATTTCACCATCAATGGATGGCTTACGTGCAACAACAACCATCATCTTACCAAGTGGGTTAGCAGCCTGAGAAAGAACTAGGTTCTCTCTACGTGGCACATAGATTATGGATTGGTCTTTGTCATAGTAGCGGACCATTTCAATAACTGAATTAAGGTCTTGCTTATATCCTTCTGAACCAAGAAGTTGTCTATCATACTCTGGGAACTGAGATACCAATTCACCAAGTGTCATAGAGTAACGTTTAGCAAATGCCACACAACGTCCATAGCGGTCGAATTCTGGGTAAGCCCCAATAGGATTTTCTATGCGAATACGTGGCAGTTTTGCTTCATCGTCTAGTTCAATAATGAACGGGACGAAACCATAGGTAATGTACCAGTCAGCACCTGAGTACATCTGTACTGCTAGGTCTGAGTGTTGGAAATAGTTAGAGGCAATACGAGTACGCTTGTCAGCAAAAGAACGTGCCCTATCGGATACCTGATTGGCTGCAGAACAATTAACCGCTGGAAGCGGAGCCATAACCTCAGATAGGTCACGAGCAACGATGTCGATAAAGTTTGCTACTACGTTTGCATCAACGCCCTCTGGAAAAAAGTTAGGGTATACCTGAGCAATCTTTCCTTTACGGACAGCAAGTACGTCAAGGTTACGCGCATCACGTTCGTGGTTACGGTAGCGCAACGCTTCAACGCGTGCTACTACTTGTTCCATACTTAATGTCATCGTGTATTACGTCCTTGCTTTCTAATGCGTTCCATTTCACGGGCTTTGTCCTGGGTAATTCTACGTGCTAGGGCTTTAGGGTCTGGCTTAGTTGACCCAAGCGCTTTACGTGCTTCTGCAATAGATTTTTCAACAGCAGGAGATAATTTTTTTACAACGGCTTTCTTTGCTGTTGTTTGGGCAAGTTTCTTTGCTGCTAGTTTTGCTGCCGCAGCAGCGGCTATGCCTACTAGTGGTGCTACCATATTAGTATCCTAACAGTTGATTAAAAATTACTTATATACCGCTTGATGCTTTTGCAGCGCGAGCCTTGGTTTCGCGGTTAACAATTCCTGCAGCACGTGATGCTGTGCGACCACGGTCATTCTTAATACGATTTTCAACAATAGGAATTAATTTTGCTTTCATTGCAACTTTTTCTGCTGGCTTTAATCCAAGACCCGCAAGTCCTGAGTTAACATATCGAATTGCAGCACGTGTTGGGTTGATTCCTGTGCTTTTCATTTTTTCTGTCTTTAATACTTTTTCTGCTTTTGTTGCCATTTTATTTTCCTTAACTGTATTGGTCTGACCATTGGGATGAGAAGGCTTCATCTAAATTAATAGATTGTCGCTGATTGATTTGTGATTGAGTCGCCCAACGATTCTGAGCAAACTGTCCTACCTTTGAAGAGCGTTGCATTAGTTCACGTACACGTATAATGGCGAACCAAAGAGCCATCACGCAGTCTGTTGGATTTTTTGTATCTGGCTTCCAGGTAATGAGTTGCTGCACAAGAGACTTCAATCCCTCAGAGCCTTCATTACTTGGAAGTTCTATCAAGTTGTTATCTTGAAAGCGTCCATCACGCATGCTTCCAAAGAGGCTAGCCATAGAGGCTACACCAAAAGATGTGTCCCACTTGTTCTTACCAGTAAAGTGTGAATTTAACTGGCAACCGTATGAAGCCAAATATTTGCGCAAGTCATCATCCATAGCATAGTACTTCTGATGTGCGTTAATTTCAACTCTGAACTCTTGAGGTCTGTACTTTTCTACCCACTCATGAATCAGTGCTGTTTCTTTTTGAGGAGTAGGGTCGACCATGTTGACACAATCTAAAACATAAATCTTACCGTCGCCGCGGTTGTAGGAGACGGCGACGAAAGCAGAACGACCAGAAACGGCAGGGTCAAAACCAATTACCGTGTAGGTTGAGTCGATATTTCGTGGGTGTCCTGGAGTATCTTGTTTAAGCGGTCCGCGCTTTCGCATACCGTTAACACATCCTGCAACTGCTGCTGGCGGGAAAATGGAATCTTCTTGGACGTCTTCTTGTTGGTAGACCATAGCCCAGACAGATGGTGCCACTTCAGAGCGGCGTGTAAAGAGCGAGGGTCCATCCCATTTCGGATAAAGTCCGTTATCATCAGTCTCGTCAATCTCGTTCTCTTGCAGGGTTGTCTTAGGCCAGAGTGTTTTCCAGTTCTCAGGCTTCTCGTCAAACTCCAGCACGGCTGGTTGTGAAAAGTAAGTGAAGGGTGATTTGCCGCCAGTCCATTGGTCGGGGTCACGAATCATCTTGTATAGGTCAATCGGCTGTACGCGGGTGCCTACGATAAC